AACCTTAACGTTTTGTTTATTGTCTTCCATTGCAGTCTGCTTGTCACCATCATCTGTATTAGCGTAATAAAGATTCTTGATGCCATACTTGTATGCCAACAAAATATCCTTAATTACCTCTTGAACAGGAACTTTATTTTGAGCGTATCGTGACGGAACATAGTAAGTATTGGTGCTGATACTCATATCAGTAAACTTCTGAATGGCAGCTGCCACCTTAAGATATCCACTATTATCCGGCATGTCAAACGCAAACGTATAGTTTTCACTATACTTGTCAATGCCAGGTACAACCACCGGCAAAATGTTAGCCTTACTACCCTTGTAGCTAATCAAACTACGAGGAGGTTCAATTCCGTTGGTACTGCTCTGAATCACACTACTAGATTCAACTGGCATACAAGCAGTCAACGTACTGTGACGCATTCCATGTTGTTTAATCTTGGCACGCAATTCTTCCCAATCCATGTGCAACGGTTCAGTGATAAACTCGTCCACATCCTTCTTGTAAGTATCGATTGGCAAAATACCCTGACTAAACTTGGTACGTGCAAACTTCTCACATACACCACGTTCCTTAGCCATTTCAGCACTTGCATCAATCAAGTAGTAGCTCATCTTCTCCATCCACTTGGCAACAAAGTTTGGAGCATCCTTATCCCAATACTTCAAACCCTCTCTAGCAAGTAGAGCAGCCAAGTTACTCACTCCGACACCAAGACTACGACGCTTTTTAGCGAAATTCTCGGCAGCAGGAACAAAATAGTTTTGATGTTCAATCAAAGAATCCAACATACGAACGATAACGTCACAGACGCTCTTCATTTCTTCGTCATCCTTGATCTCCAACCAGTTGACGGCGGCCAAAATACACACGCCGATTTCTCCGTTTGGATCATTGACATCAGTGATTGGAATTAATGGATGATTCACCTCAAGACAAAGATTACTCGTATCAACTTGATCCAACCAACTACCATGTTCATTAGCATGATCAACGAACATCGTGTAAATACGACCAGTTTCAAGACGTTCTTTAGCAAGAAGTCCCATTAATTCACGAGCTTTAACTGTCTTCTTGAACTTGATGTTCTTGTTGGCTTCGGCTTTTTCATACTTCTCCTTGAATTCAGGATATCCAAACGTGTTCCAGAGGCTCTGACACTCATGATAACTGAACAATGTTACATCCTTGTTCTCCAAAAATCGTTCAAAGATCAACTTATCCAGACCAATACAGTAATCTAGTTTACGAACTCGATTATCGTCAGTTCCAGAATTGTTCTTCAATACCAAAATATCCATAATGTCATAGTGGAACCATGCAAAATTGACCGTTGCACTACCGCCACGAATACCGTTCTGGTGACAACACTTCACCGTGGACTCAAAAGCCTTTGCAAAGGGAATTGGGCCTGTGTGAATCACCTCACCGTTACGAATTGGAGCGTTTGTAGCACGCAAACGACTCAAATTGAGTCCAATTCCATAGCGACTAGCGGTTGCAAATCCAACAGCACTATTGTTACTGAAAATACTCTTGAGGGTATCATCCACAGTAAACAAACTACACGAAGCATAACTCTTCATGACTGATCGAACACCTGCCATAATTGGAGTTGGAAGGTTGATCTTGTGTTTGCTAAAGTAGTTATAAGCCTTCTTGACGTACTCAATACGGTTATCACCATAATCCTTGAAGAAAGTCATTGCAATTAGCATATAAGCGAATTGCGGGGTCTCATAGATCTCCTTGGTACTACGATTCTGAATCAGATACTTGTCACACAACTGTTTAATTCCAGCATAAGTGAAATCAAAGTCACGATCATGCTTCAAGTATTCATCCAACTTATCAAAATCCTTCTTGGAATACCATTCCAAAATAGCATCGTCGTAAACCAACTTATCAATGTTAGTCTTTACAAGATCATACAACTTAGGAGGATTCTTTCCACCCCACACCTTCTTACGAAGTTGGTAGTTCAACAACCTTGATGCCACAAATTGATAGTTTGGCTTTTCAATTGTAATCAAATTTGATGCAGCTTCAATCAACATTGCGTGAATAGCACCAGATGACATTCCTTCAAAGAACGACAAATGTGCGTTCATTGCAACTTCTTCAAACGAAACATTTTTGATACCCTCAGTTGCCCATTGCAAAACCTTGTTGATTTTATCAGCACTGAATTTCTCTGATGTTCCGCTTCTTTTTTTAATAAAGATTTCTTTGTTCATATAGACAAAAAATAACTATGGTAGTTATCTTCTAAATTTTAGACCTTAGTGTTCATTTTTGATAATTTTTTTGACGCTTTTTGGTTGGTACATACTATCATTCTTCGTCATCGCTGATATGAGCATTCCACTTATTTGATAGAGCCTTCTTAACCAAATTCTCACTATCACCCATTTCGTTAATGATAGACATACCATCCTTGGAATTCTCAGCAAAGATCTGAATATCGCCACAACCAGCATTCATACGACTTGGAAACGTCAATCCATCCGGACCAAAACGATTCTTGATGATATGAAACCGAGCAGTATTGGCAACTTTATCGGTAACTTTACGGCTGACACTCATAACGAAGTCAGCCGTCATGATCTTTCGATAACTGTCAGCGATACTGTTGGCCTGAATAATGTCTTCTTCCATAGCAGCACGATTACTCTGTGAAGCAGTCCAAATAGGAATTTGAAGTTCACCAGCAATACTACGAAGTTCTTCATAAATACCACCAGCCTCACTATAACTGTTGCTATTACGTTCACTTTGATATGGACGAAGAATGTCAGCATAATCAACAACGATCATGTCAACCTTGGTTCCCAACATCATAACACGTTCAGTGTGCATCTTCAAATGATGAGCACTAACAGTCTTGATCGGAAAATACTTGATGAACAACTTGCCACTTAGCAAGAACCCAACTCTTACCAGCACCAGCACAAGCAGTGACGATACCCAATTCACCGGCAGCAAGTCCACCATCCATAATGGTGTCAATTTCAGTCCAGTTGGTTTTGATTGTATTTCGTGCCATAACACTCATACGCTTCTCAACATCAACCATATACTCATGACCAATATTGCGTTCCATGCCAGCTTTCATTGCACTGTCAACCAATGCCTTAACCTGTTCATAATTGCCAGTCTTAAGGTGTTCAACACTGTCGAAAATGGCAGACTTTAGTTTCTGACTCTTACAAAACTCAAGATACTGTTCCTTCACAAACTTCAAATCGGTATCGGTAATCTTCTGATACACGTTTCTCAGTTGTACAATAACGCTTTCCTTGAGGATTGCGTTTTCGATTCCGTCAACCTTGATCTTAAATACGTTCAATGTTGGCAAATCCTTATATTGCATAAAGTATGCAACTGTTTGTTTCACGATCCATTGATGCGCATCAGATTCAAATGATGTCGGATCAATAATATCGGAAAGCCTTTCCAGAAAAGTCTTATCACTCAAGATTCCAGATATACATTTGATCTGGAATTCAGGTCCGTACTTTTTCAAATTGTCGATTACATGGTTTTCACTCATAATTAATATTATTCAACTACATAACCAGTATAGGTTATGTTTACCTCTTTGTATAGTTATTTTAACGGGTTTATTATCTCACCAACGTGGTCAACTTACCGAAACACTCATTGAGCCAAATTTGATAATTTGGAATGTTGTTCCACATTTTGTCTTCGGTGACCAACTTGGAAAAACCAACTCTATCAAGCTTCTTTGTTGGCGCATCCAAGATTTCATTTATACGGAGTTGTGAGAAGCTTTGAATCTCAGTCTCCTTCAGTTGCATCAACGTATGATTACGTTCAACGATATCCTTGTTTTCAAGGATTGTACGATAGAGCTTATATTTGCTCTGATTGTTTTCACAATATGTGTAGATTTCTTGCAAATCCACAGTTCTACTTTCAGCAAAGAACGGAAAACACTTGATGATCGTCTTCAAACCAGCGCCGGGTATTCCATCAATGTTGTCAGAAACATCACCTTCCATAACTCTGTACCAGATATAATTCTGGCAACTAACTCCATACTCATTCAAAATTTCAGCACAACCATACAATTTCTTTTTGGTCGGACTCCAAACTTTGATTTTATCACTTGCCAATTGTAGAAAATCTTTGTCTGCACTCATGATATGCACATTGTTATTCTTATAATACTGTTGTGCAATATATGCAATGGTGTCATCTGCTTCAATATGATCAATA